TTGGATCTGTTAATTATAATTATAAGATAAGTCAATATACAATAACTAACTGTGATTATATACAATTCTTAAATGCTGTTTCTACACAGAGCGATACTAATGATACTTATAATGTTCAAATGTCTGGCGATCCATATGGTGGTATTATAAGAAGCACAGGATCAGCACCATATACTTATACTTTAAAAACTAATTTTGATAATAAACCAATTAATTTTCTTAATATAAAAAGCATGATGAGATATTGTAATTGGTTACATAATGGTAAACCAATAGGAATACAAGATTTCAGTACAACAGAAGAAGGTGCATATATATTAGATCCGATTGGTATAACTCCACAAGTAAGTTTAATTGCAAGCAATGGTGCAAAATATACACTACCAACATTAAACGAATGGTATAAAGCTGCTTATTATAATCCAAGAAAAAATGGATGGGGTAATGGCGGATATTGGACCTATGCTACACAAAGTGATAGTTTACCAGATAGAATTTGCTCTAGCGCTAGTGGAGATGGTAGATTAATTATCAGTAATGTTTGTTCAAACACAGAAGGTAATTCTTCTACTATCCTTTGTACGTTTACCCCTACTCCAAGCGTAACTCCTACCAATACCCCAACAACAACAATTACTAGAACCCCTACTAATACTCCTACTAATACTCCTAGTCTAACTCGAACAATAACTCCGACAACAACCCTATCTCTAACACCAACATCTACTTTAACTCCAACACAAACTATAACAAATACACCAACATCAACTATTGGCGGTACTCCAACAGTAACTCCTACATTAACATCAACTCCTACGAATACTCCTTCTGTAACTGTTAGTCCGACATCAAGTGCTACGCCAACAATCACACCAACTACTACTACAACTCCAACAACAACAATTATTGTAACTCCAACAACAACCCCAACGGTTACTCCTACAGAAACTCCAACCGTTACTCCAACAACAACCCCAACAGTTACTCCCACAACAACGATTACTCCAACTGTTACTATAACACAAACACCAACAACAACTCCAACCGTTACTCCAACAGAAACTCCAACCCTTACTCCTACAGAAACGCCAACTGTTACACCGACGCTCACCTCTACACCAACAGAAACACCAACACCAACAGTAACACCGACACCAACAGCTACAGAGGGTTTAACACCAACTCCTACCCCATCTGTAACAGAAACCCCAACAGTTACTCCAACAGAAACACCAACAACAACCCCAACAGTTACTCCAACAGAAACACCAACAACAACCCCAACAGTTACTCCCACAGAAACCCCAACCGTTACTCCGACAACAACCCCAACTGTTACTCCCACAACAACGATTACTCCAACTGTTACTATAACACAAACATCAACAACAACACCAACAACCACGCCAACAATTACACAAACCATTACTCCTTCTTCGACACCAATAGCCGGATGGATTCAAAGAGGTGTAGATATTGATGGCGAGGCAGCTAATGATTACAGTGGAAGTAGTGTTGCTATGAATAATGATGGTACCGTAGTAGCAATAGGAGCATATAGCAACGATGGAAATGGAACAGACAGTGGACATACTAGAATATATGCTTGGAACGGAACCTCTTGGATTCAAAGAGGAAATGATATTGATGGTGAAGCAGCTTTTGATACAAGTGGATACAGTGTTAGTCTCAATAATGATGGAGATATAGTAGCAATCGGAGCAAATGGAAATAATGGTAACGGGACCGATAGCGGAAGCGTAAGAGTATATGTTTGGAATGGTTCAGTATGGACTCAACGAGGAAGTGATATTGATGGAGAAGCAACCAATGATGCTAGTGGTATTAGCGTTTCTTTAAATAGCGACGGCACCGTACTAGCAATAGGAGCGTCTTTAAATGATGGTAATGGAACCGATAGCGGTCATGTACGAGTATATAATTGGAATGGTTCAGCATGGACACAACGAGGAAGCGATATTGATGGAGAAGCGGCAAGTGATTATAGTGGACAAAGCGTTAGCTTAAATGATAATGGAGATATATTAGCTATTGGAGCATATGGTAATGATAGTAATGGAAATAATAGCGGTCATGTACGAGTATATTCTTGGAATGGCTCAGTATGGACTCAAAGAGGAAACGATATTGATGGTGAATCAGCTAACGATGCTAGTGGTTTTAATATTAGTATTAATAGTGATGGTACTATACTAGCGATAGGAGCAGGTGGAAATAGCGATAATGGAACAGCTAGCGGCCATACCAGAGTGTATGTTTGGAATGGTACTTCTTGGGTTCAAAGAGGAAGCGATATTGATGGAGTAGCAGCAAATGATAATAGTGGTCTTAGTGTATCATTAAATAATGATGGTAGCATATTAGCTATTGGATCGCCATATAATGACACAAACGGTACCAATAGTGGACATGTACGAGTATATTCTTGGAATGGTAGTTCTTGGACGCAAGTTGGCGATAATATTAATGGAGAAACATCTTTAAATTATAGTGGAATTAGTGTTCATCTTAATGGAGATGGTACAATATTAACTATCGGAGCCTCTGGTAATAGTGATAATGGAGCTAGTAGTGGTAGTGTACGAGTATATAGATTAATTGGTATCTCTTTTACGCCCACGCCAACAAAAACCTTAACACCCACACCAACTAAAACACCAACAACAACACCAACAGTAACTCCTTCAAAAACAGCATATTATTCAGGCCAACAATATAATTTTATTCCATAAAGATAACATAATATGAATATTAATAAATCTATTATAGAATGTTGTCCATTTATACCAACAGCACAGCCTACTCCTAGTCCGACCTTAACACCAAGCGCCACTATTACTCCAACAGTAACACCTACTCCTACGGAAACACCACCGGTAACACCCACTAATACAATAACTCCAAGTGCCACAGTCACAATACCTCCGACTCCTACTAATACTCCGACTCCATCATTCACTCCGGCCGAAACACCCTCTCCCACAGTAACTCCGACTCCATCTCCAACAATACCATTAGGAATCGCTCCTAATGACTACATTCTAATATTTATTGATGAATCTAATAATTGGCAATGTAAACAAGGATCAAATGATCCTGGATGCTCCAATCCAGGAGGTTACGTTGATTGGGCCGGACCTCCATCAACAATAGGATGGGCAGGCTATAATCTATATTCCACATGCACATCATGGGACTCGTGTTCATTAAACCCAACAGAATATAAAGAAAGAGATGGAACAGCATACAGAACCACCGATTTTGCTCAAGGGGGAGTATCTGGCAGTTGGGAAAAAGATATTGCTGCAATTAATACAATATCTTCATCTATCGATTTTAATAAAATTGTTGTATTCCATTCAATATGCAGAAGACTTGTAACGTTTTCTGGTGGTGGTATGAATTTAACTATTGAAAGTTGCTTGCCGGAGCCGTTGTTTCCTGTTGCTCCACAAGGATCATATACTCCTAGTTTATGTCCGATTAGACCGCGTAATTTTATATGGTCCCCTAGAACAATAAATACTGGAACCCGTGGATGCCAAGACGCTTTCAATAATCAATTTCTTACTAAAACATGGATAGAAACACATTCTATAAATGATAGAAATAGATGGGAAACTTTACCTCCAAATGGAGCTCGTATTTTTATATTTATAGACGACTCAGGTAGCTTAGGTCAGTATGGAAATAATGTAGAAGAACCTATTGATGAGCTAATAGCTGCTTATCCACAATATAATTTTATTAAGCTTAAATGTGATAATGAAAGATTTTTAAGATGGATATATAATGTTACGGTAAAGAATACTGATATTTGTATAAGATCAGGTGGTAATCCTCCAGTTTCTCCTCCACCACCGCCTCCGCCACCTCCACCACCGCCGCCTCCGCCACCCGTACAACCACCTATTCCTACTCCACCAGCACAAACTTTTGTAAATAGAATGTGGGCAAATGTTTCTATGACATCAGACGGATCAATAATAGTAGCATCTGTTCAGAATACTACTTCCACTAATACTGACAGTGTTTTTACGAGTTTAGATTATGGAAATAATTGGACACTAAATCGTAGTGGAATAGATGTTAGAGCAATATTAATATACGATAGAGATAAAAGAATATTTGCTGCCCCAGACGATGGTGTAATAGTTAAAAGCGAACAACCGCCTACTTTTGGTAGTTGGGCAGGTTTATTCGTTATGACAAGATCATACGATAATGTTTCATTAGGATCATCTAGGCCATGGCGAGCAATATCGTGTTCTACTGATGGACTAAAATTATGTGCTGGAGATGCTCAGAGTGGATTCTTTGTAAGCAATGACGGAGGTGCCTCTTGGAAAGCTCCAGATGGTAATAATTTTGTACCAAGACAATTTAGTGATTTATCTTGTTCTAGTGATGGAAGCATAGTAGCAGCATCAGCAACAAGCTCTACAACATCAGCTGCTGGTGGCGTTTTTGTTAGCAATAACGGCGGATGGGCCACTGATCGTGGTATAGTTCTATCTCCTTGGAGCGCAAGAGAAAGTTGGAGTCTTAAATTAAGAGATGACGATGTGAGAATTATTAGGGGGCCAAATATTGTACGTCGTTTTGAGAGCACAGCAGTATCTAGTAATGGTACTAATATGGTTGCAGTAAGCAATATTGGTTCCGTATTTACAAGCAATGATACTGGAAACACTTGGACATTCAGATATAATAATTTCCAAAAATGGGAAAAAGTAGCTATATCTCACGACGGCACCAAAATGGTAGCAGTCGCATCTCAAAGGTTCGCGAGCGGAGCAGTTACTTCAGCAAATTCTGAGTATATTTATACAAGTCATGATGGTGGTATTAATTGGGTTCAAAGAGGTCCACAAAAACAATGGAGAAGTATTGCTATGTCAGCCGACGGTTCTATTATGGTAGCAGTTGCTGGCCCAGGAACATCAATTAATAATACTTTCGCATACGATGGTATTTATAGAAGCACAGATAGCGGAGTTACTTGGACAAGAGTATTCTAGGACAATATGAAAGACTCTTTGGCAATAATATTGCATCTATATCATATTGATTTATGGCAAGAATTTAAAGAATTATTAATTCCATTTAGAAATGAATTTAAATTATATCTATGTTTGTGCGAAGATAATGGTGAACAAACAGAAATAATAAAATCAGCTAAAAACTTATTTGATACAGATATATCATTCCATAAAAATTATGGAGCTGATATAGCATCTTTTTTAAGAACTCTAGAAAATATAAAAGAATCATATTTCATTAAGATACACACTAAAAAAAGTTTACTTGGACAGTATAATCAAATTAAATGGCGACATATTCTTTTACATGATTTTTTTAGTAATACAAATATTTTTGAATCTAATTATAAACAAATATTAACTAATCCTGATTGTGGGATGATAGGTAATAAATATTTATTATCTACAGATAGCGAAAATTATCATTCTCACAAGATAAAAGAGCTATGTAATATATTAAAAATAAACTACGATAATATTACTAATTATTCTTTTTTTGGCGGCAATATGTTTATGAGTAAAACACATTTATTCAAAAAACATTTTTTGCCGTATCAAGATATCTTACAATACTTATTATCTAAAGAACTTAATAAAGTAATAGAAAAACACACCGGAACATATTCACATTCTCTAGAAAGACTGTTTGGTTATATTGTGTCTCTAAATAATTTAAATTTTTACTATGTTAAACATGCTACAATAATTATTCCCAATAACAAAGCACCAAATGGAAAATTTAATCTAATAAAATTATACAACAATGATTGTTATCTACAAGAAGATTTAAATGTATATGGACAAATTATCGATTTTGATGAAAATGAATTTTCAATAGAGTGGTATCATATGGAACCAAAACCAATTCAAAAATATACCCTCATAAACAAAAACACAGCTGTTCAAAAAAATCTTGACACGCCACGAGAAAAGGATATAATACATGAATGACACAATCAAAAACAAGACCGTCGTGGACCGATTATTTTCTTGGATTAGCCAAAGTGGTTTCCCAAAGAAGCCACGATGTTCATACACAGCATGGATGTATTATAACTGATAAGCAAAACCGCATTCTTGGCGTTGGATATAATGGATTTCCTAAAGGACTGGACGATAGTGAATTACCATTAACAAGACCAGAAAAATATCATTGGATGGTACACAGCGAAAGAAATGCTCTGGCTAATTGCGTTGTTAGACCAGACGGCGGCACAGCCTATGTTACTGGTCAATGTTGTAATGATTGTATTATAGCTCTATACCAAGAGGGTATAGATACAGTTTATATGATAGATAATCATGGAACAGTTTTATTCGACGATGATGCAAAAAATAGATTTGACATTTTTATTAGAATGAGTGGTATGAAAATTTTCTATATAGATCCAAATCTTGAGTGGCTGAGACAACTAAATGGTGTAATATGATGGTTACCCTATTTTATATTTTATCTACCATATATTTCATACAACTATATCTAATAGAAAACTTTAATCCTATCGGTAAAGAATTTACAATCTTAACCATATTAGGTTTAGCTGCTATTTTAGTAAAAAAAGAAAGAAAACCATTATGATATTCGACGAACAAATTTCCAGAAAACCCGACAATTATCCTTGGACCCAAGATTTTATAGAGGCTATGCATAATGGATTTTGGACTCATCGCGAATTTAATTTTAGTAGCGATATTCAAGATTTTAGAGTTAATTTAACAGAACAACAAAAACAAATTATTATCAGAGCATTATCAACTATTGGTCAATTAGAAATTAGCGTAAAAAAGTTTTGGGCCAAACTTGGCGATAATCTACCACATCCTTCTCTTAATGATTTGGGCTATACAATGGCTCATGTGGAAGTTATTCACGGCGATGCGTACGAAAGGCTTCTAGAAGTTCTAGGTATAGATGATAATTTTGAAAAAATCCTAGAATTAGATATTATTAAAGGCAGAGTCAATTATCTCCGCAAACATTTACATAAATTTCATCAAGACAATAAAAAACAATTTATTTACTCTCTTATTCTATTTACTTTGTTTGTTGAGAATATAGCATTATTTTCTCAATTTTATACTATTAGTTATTTTGGTAGATTCTTGAATTTACTTAAAGACACAAATAAACAAGTTGAATATACTAGTAGAGAAGAGAATTTACATGCTATGATAGGTATAAAGATAATAAACACTATCAAGCAAGAATATCCAGAGCTATTTGATAAAGAATTAGAAGATAAGATTATTCATGAATCTAAGGAAGCAGTCAGATATGAATGCGAAATAATTGATTGGATTGTTAATGGTTACGGAGAAGAAAATCTAAATTCTGATCTTCTTAAAGAGTTTATTAAAAACAGACTAAATGAATCATTAGATCAAATAGGATACGAACCGGTATTTGATATTGATCAAAAATTGTTATCAAAAACATTGTGGTTTGACGAACAGATTCTTGGTAACAATATGACCGATTTCTTTCATTCTCGCCCCGTAGAATACTCTAAGAAAGCCCTATCGTTCGATATAGAGGCTTTGTTTTAATCATTATTAATGGTTTTATAGGACTTTAAATGACAACGCAACCGTACTATTGGCTTAATTCACATAGTCGTTTATTCTTAGAAAGAGGATATCTTGAACAAGGTGTTTCTCCAGAAGATAGAATAAAAAATATATCCCAAAATGCTGAGAGATTATTAGACATCTCAGGCTTTGCGGAAAAATTCGAACATTATATGAGTTTAGGATATTACTCATTGTCCACGCCTGTTTGGACCAATTATGGTAATTCCAGAGGACTACCGGTTAGTTGCTTTAATTCCCATATTAGTGATAGAATGGATAGTATCCTATATAAAGTTGCGGAAGTTGGTATGATGAGCAAATTAGGAGGCGGCACCAGTGGTTACTTTGGTGAATTAAGATCACGCGGGGCGAGTATTAGTGTTGGTGGAGAAAGTAGCGGCCCAGTTCACTTCATGGAGTTGTTTGATAAAGTAGCAGATGTGATTAGTCAAGGATCAGCACGAAGAGGAAGTTTTGCAGCGTATTTGCCAGTAGAGCATCCTGATATAGAAGAGTTTTTACAAATTCGTAATGAAGGCCATCCTATTCAAAATATGAGTATTGGCGTTACCATCACTGATGAATGGATGAATAGTATGGTCGAAGGAGACAAACATAAAAGAAAAATTTGGGCCAAAATTATTCAAAAACGATTTGAGAGTGGATACCCATACATATTCTTTTATGATACTGTAAATAATAATGCTCCACAAGCTTATAAAGACAAGAATATAAAAATAAATAGTAGTAATCTATGTTCAGAAATTAGTTTAGCATCAGACGAAAATAATAGTTTTGTTTGTGTTCTAAGCTCGCTTAATCTGCTTCATTGGGATGAAATTATACAAACAGACGCAATCGAAACTCTTATTTACTTTTTAGATAGTGTTAACCAAGAGTTTATAAATAAAACAGAAAATATTCGTTTCATGAAGAGCGCTAGAAACTTTGCCTTAAATCATAGAGCATTAGGTATGGGAGTATTAGGATGGCATTCGTATCTTCAAAGCAAAATGATAAGCTTTGAAAGTATGCAAGCTAAACTAATTAATGCTAATATGTGGCAAACCATTAGAGAACGATCAGACAAGGCATCAAGAGAATTAGCAGAAAAATTCGGAGAGGCTCCTATTCTCGAAGGATATGGTTGTAGAAACGTCACAACATTAGCTATCGCTCCTACAACTAGTAGTAGTTTTATATTAGGACAAGTTAGTCCTAGTATAGAACCATTGAATAGTAATTATTTTGTGAAGAATTTAGCAAAAGGGAAGTTCACATATAAAAATCCTCATCTAAAAGAAACTCTCAAAAAATATAATAAAAACGATGAGACAGTTTGGAAGAGTATACTAGTCAAAGGAGGCTCTGTTCAACATCTAAAATTCTTATCAGATAATGAAAAAGAAGTATTTAAAACATTTGGTGAAATTAGTCAGAAAGAGATTATTATTCAAGCATCTCAAAGACAAAAATATATAGATCAATCTCAATCTTTAAATCTAATGATTGGGCCAGACATACCACCAAAACAAGTAAGCGATCTTCTTATAGAAGGATGGAAATTAGGAATCAAAACTTTTTATTATCAACGAAGTGCTAATCCAGCACAAGAACTAGCGCGTAATATTTTAGCTTGTACAAACTGTGAATCTTAATATAAAGGATATTAAATATGGGTAATGTGTTTGAAGACCAAACCAAGTTTATGGTAGCCTGTGATCAAACAGTATGCGAGTGGAATCAATCTCAATTTGATATGTATTACACCCTTATACAAGAAGAAGTTTCGGAGCTTAAAGAGGCCATAAACAACACAGATAGAGTAGAAATATTAGATGCTTTAATAGATATTATTGTGGTTACAGCAGGAGCTATAAATAGCACTGGTAGTAATGCTCAAGGAGCATGGGACGAAGTAATGAAAACTAATTTTGCTAAAGTAGATCCTATTACAGGAAAAGTAAAAAAGAGAGAAGATGGCAAAGTATTAAAACCAGAAGGATGGAAAGCGCCTAATCTTAAGTCGTTTGTAATATAATATATGGTGTATATTAATATGTCATTATTAATATAACTTATTATAAAGGGCATAACTTGAGAAAGAAAAAAAATGGTAGCACTAGAAAAGAAAAAATTATTGATCTCACAAATTCGCCCCTTAATCAAGATAATACAAGACTATCATCTAGGAATAGATTAAAACCAAGAACAGAAAATCAAAAAGAATATATACGATCTATTATAGAAAACACTATTACTTTTTGTCAAGGCAGTGCTGGTAGTGGTAAAACTCACTGTGCTGTTGGTTTGGCATTGGAGCATTTATTAGAAGATAAAATTAAAAAAATCATTATAACAAGACCTGTTGTTGAAGCAGGAGAAAAAATAGGTTATCTTCCAGGTAAATATGAAGAAAAATTATTTCCTTATCTATTACCTATAGAAGATGAGATAAATTATTTTATTGGTCCAGCATTGAACGCAACCCTTAAATTAAATAATAAGATAGAAATTGTGCCTTTAGGATTTATGAGAGGAAGAAATTTTCATGATTGTTTCATAGTAGCAGACGAATGCCAAAATGCTTCCTATGAACAATTAAAAATGCTATTGACAAGAATTGGTCAAAACAGTAAAATGGTATTAACTGGAGATGTTTCGCAATCAGATCTTGCTAGACATTTACAGGGTGGTTTTTATGAAATGATAAAAAATCTATCAGATGTAGACGGTATAGGTATTTCTACACTAACCGATAATGATATTATTCGTAATCCTATAATAGCAAAAATTTTAGCAAAATTAGACAATTATGAACAAGGCAGAAAATAGTAAGTGCTTATTATTGAATGCTGACTATTCACCTTTAAGAATTATTAGTTGGCAAAAAGCTATTGTATGGTCTATTAAATATGAAAATAGTCCAACATTTAAAATAGAAATACTCGAATATTATAAAGATAAATTTATTCAGGGTACTAATAATAAACAATTTAAAGTACCATTGGTTGCTAAAACCGTAAGATTTTTTAATATCTACAATAGATCACTAAAGTTTTCTAGACAAAATCTATTTATTAGAGATAATCATACTTGTCAATATTGTGGTTTAAGATTTAATCATAATGAATTGACTTATGATCATGTTATTCCAAAAAGCCAATTCTATCCAGATAAAAAAGATGCTACAAATTGGCTAAATATAACAACCGCTTGTGTCAAATGCAATAGAAAAAAATCTAATAAAACTCCAGAACAAGCAAACATGAAATTACTAAATATCCCCAAAAAACCATTTTATGAGCCAAGATACTTGCCTTTAGCGAAGGAGTTACATACTATATATGGTAGTAGCTCAGATCAAAAAGAATGGATAAAATATATAGATGGCTATTTTTAATACAAAACAACTAGATAATAGTAATGATAAATTTTATTGTTTGTCTGGATCCGAAGATTATGTAGATCAGGATGGATATCCAAGACTATATGATGAGCATATGAACGATGCTGTAGCAAAAGTTGTCTTTACTAAAAGACCAAAACATTTTGAAGACAGTAATAAATCATATGGTCGTTATTATATCAAACTAGATCCCAACTCTAAGATATTTAATCCGAAAAAGATTCTATCTCCCATAGAAGAAAAAAATTCTTTATCTTTTATCAATTTAGTATGTAAAACAGAATGGATATTTAGAGAGGTTACGCCGCAAGTATTTCAAAAATACATAACTTTTTTAAAGACAAAAAACATATCCTGGTTAAAAGATGCTCAAAGAGATTTGAAATAATGCCAACGTATACTTATTGTTGTAATCAGTGCAATAAAAAATTTGAGCTATTTTTTTATATCAAAGACTATAATCCGACACCAGTTTGTCTTTTTTGCTACGCTAAAGATACTGCAAGAAGCTATCATGATGATATAGGTTCCATACAAGGATCAGTTATAAAACATGATAGCGAATTAAAAACTGTTGGCGATCTAGCAAATAGAAATAGAGATAAGATGAGCAATGATCAAAAGCAAGAGCTATATAATAAGCACAATGCCTATAAAGATCAATCGGTTAAACCATTACCAAAAGGAATGAGCAGAATACCGAAAGGAATTAAACCTAAATGGACATAATAGTATATGGAACAAGATAATATTAAAAGTATTTTACCAGAATGGTCGCCTGAAAATGAGACCTTCATTAAGAGTCAGGTAGAACAACTCAATAAAGATCATAATATCGATCTATCTGATTATGACTATATCTTCAAAGACATGTATGAAATTAAGAAACAAACTGATGCAAAACACGAGATATTTATTAGTATAACAGCAAATATTTTGGAACATGATCCGAAGTCATCATTGCCACAATCAAAAGCTATATGTAATAATAATTACTATATTCCTGTGCCTTCTGGCAATAGTCATGATGATTATTTGAAATTATTTTTTGACTATATAGAAAATTGTATGGGTCTTGCTGCCAATAACGCTCAATCTAAGGAAAATAAAGATGGATAAGAATTTTATATTTAGTCCCAGTGCTCATACGTCTAATAATTCTCAATCCAATAAATATTTTTATTGTCATGCTAATCATGCAGAATTCGTGGATAATGAAGGAAATGGTAGAACGCATGAAGAAAATACCAAAACGCTTGCCAAGATTATAGAAAAAAATAATCATATGTCTTATCATATTAAAGTATCTAATAATAATCAGTTATTCAATCCTCTATCAAAGTTTGATACTGAAAAAAGCTATAGTTTTTTGGATAATGTTGTTAGACCAACAGACAAGTTTATTTCTGTTAATAGTCTTGTATTCTCATATTACTTAAAATTTTTATCAACAGGCAACAACGCTTGGCTCAATAGAGCAGAAAGGGAAAGATTATAATGAGTAAATTATCAAAAAGTAGTATCTATGCTATTAAATATTTATTTAGTCAAGGATTGAATGCTGAACAGATATCATCGGAGATCAACCTGTCTGTCGATAATATTCAAAGTATTATAGAATCAGAAAATTTAATTAAACAACCTCCAACAGCTAAAGACCTTATGATAAACCAAACAGCTGTTAAAAGAACAAATAGTGTCGCTATTATGACCAAGGAAGCTTCTATGATGAATGATCATGATAGAATCAAATTTGCATCTCAAAAAAGTTCCACAGAGCACATATTTAGACCATTTAGTAAATGAAATTCATATCTCGTTATTCTAATAATAAAGAAGTGTCTGCCGCTCAATATATCGTAGAACTAATCTGTGAAAAAAAAGCAAAATTTGACAAAAAGGATTTACATTATAGATTTTGGGTTAACAAGGAATGGTCTGCATACTATAGAAATCAAATAGCAACAGCAAACAAATTGGTAAAAAAGTATAATCCTTTGGCTATAGTCAAGGCTTTACAAGATGATAAAACAGCAAATACATATTCGTTGCGAGCGCCTTTTCTTATTCCTATAATAGAACACTACGAGAAACTTATAGATTCACAGAATAAAGATTTTTCCAAAACTATAGATAGATCTTTGAATAAAAAACACAAAACAAACATTAGTAAAACCAAAAATATACTTTCAATTTTAGAGGACATAGACAATGAGTCTTAAAGAAGATATAATAAAAAATTTTGGAGATGATATTATACTATCCGGTAACTCGCTAGTAGAAAAAAAGATACTGACTATCCCAATTAGTCCAGCCCTAGATATAGTTCTAGGTGGCGGTATACCGGAAGGTAGTTTCGTAATATTTACTGGACAACCAAAATGTGGAAAAACGTTATCTTCGTTGGATTTTGCTACCACAGCACAAAAACCAGAATATCAAGGAGATCTAAAGAGTCCTAGAGAAGTGTACTATCTAAACATCGAAGGTAGATTAAAACAAAGAGATCTATTAGGTATCAAAGGATTGGACTTAACTCGATTTCATATCATAGGATCTCAACAAGGAAAAATTTTACACGCTGAAGAATATTTACAAATAGCTGAGAGAATCATCAATGAGATTCCCGGGTCGATAGTTATCATAGATTCCTATTCTGCATTATGTACAGAAGCAGAAATTACTAGCGATATGGATAAAATGCAAAGAGCAGACGGAGCAAAACTATTAGCTAAATTCTGTAGAAAAGTTTCTAACGTTATTCCTGTTAATAAAAATATCGTAATTGGTATTACTCATTTAATGGGCAACCCAACAGGATATGGAGCGGAATTTAAGGAGAAAAGCGGACAAGGTATCGCCTATCAAACCGATATTAAATTACGAGCAAAAAGTTCTAAACCATGGTCTTTAGGAGCAGATGATACACAGATAGGTCAAGAGGTTGAGTGGCAAGTTATTTGTTCTGCTCTTGGGCCTCCAGGTGGAGTAGCAAAAAGCTTTATCCGATATAACGAAGGCATAGATAAACTCACGGAGCTTGTTAATTTGGCCTCAGACGTCGGAGTTATAAATAAAGGCGGGGCATGGTATACAGTTAAAACAGCCAAAGAAAACCATAAATTTCAGGGAGCAGAAAAAGTACGACTATTTCTAATGGAAAATCCGGATATTGCTAAAGAAGTTGAAAGTTCTATTAAAAGTATATTAGGTATCACAAAGTGATGGATGTTGTGAATTTAGATGGCGATATAGTATCTTGGCACTTGACTGGACACATCGCCAAAGGTAGAATAGCACATAAGTCGTCGTATCATCTACTTGCCAGGGGTCTATTGATAGACTTATTTCCTACACTACAAATTCTTGAAGAAGTATCAATACCCTTAAAAAGAAATGAAACCTTATATTTGGATTTTTATATACCGTTATCAAAATTATGTATCGAAGTTCATGGTGAACAACACTATAAATTTATACCATTCTATCACGGAAATATAATGAGTTTTTTGAAAGCTCAAAAAAAAGATAGAGAAAAAAAGGAATGGTGCGACAATAATAATATTCGTTATATAGAATTGCCTTATAATGAAAATCAAGAGCAATGGATAAATAGAATAAATCATGAACAATAAAACATCAAAAGAAGAATTACAATATTGGGATAAGATATTAGATGAGTATGAAACATCTATTGGATTATCGGAATATTCTGCATCCGTAATATCTTCACAAGAGATCAATACCTATACATCAATGAGTAGAGATGAAATAGAGAAGCTTAATCCTGAAGATTGTGCTCAAATATCTTATAGACTATCTCAATTTGCTTTTTATTTACAGCGTAGTTTAAATAGAGAACTTGCTAGATATAATTGGGCAGAAGAAAGTATCAAAGAAGTGATTGCTGACGAAATAAATAACTATAAAGGATATGGATATATAGAGAAATCTATACAAGCTATAAAACATAACGAAAAAGCCACAGGACTTAATAGTATTAGAAAATACGCAAAACAACGTAGTGATAGATTACAATACTTAGCCAATAGTATAAAAAATCTATCTGATATTATGTTATCTATTCAAAAGAGTAAAACTAAACATGGATCCTAAAGACTTATTAAATAATCCTGATCAGATAAAAAATCTAATTTCTTTATTACAAGCTATGCTGCCTAACGAAGAAAAACAAGAACAAAAACCAACTAAAGCAAAATCAAAAAGTAAAAAAGAGACGGAAGCTTCAACAGAAGAGCCTTCTTTCAATAGTAAAATTAAAACGAAGAATAAAAGGACATCGCAAGTGTCCTCTGTTAATAAATTTGAAAAAATGATGGAATTCAATATGCATAAAGATGATAAGCTAATAGATGAAAAATTAGCAAAACATCCGCCGGTTGCACGAACAAGAGAATACGAACCAATATCTGTGAAGTGCAGAGTTTGTGGAAAAACAGAGAATATAAATCCAGCTCTTGTGCATGACAGTCCTTCGCGCTATAAATGTAATAACTGTTCGACAAACGCTGGGTGAGATGAAATGATACTTTGTGATCCTGCCGCAGAGAGAGCGGTATTGTCTGGTATATGTAAATATGGTGAAAATGCATATTTAGATATTGCCGATATTGTACAGCCATCGACATTTACTGTTGATAGTAATGCTATGATTTTTCAGGTTATAAAAGAAATCTGTGAGAAAGATCATAGTCCATCTATAGATATAGCATCGATATTATCAACTTCCCAATCATTAAATTTTAGTCATATTCTATCTCAAAAGAATGAGACACAACATTTAAAAGCTATTATTGATTTTCCTGTTAATCTTGAAAACGTGAGAAAGTTTGCTGCAAAAATACGCAAACTACAAATCGCTAGACTTTTAAGGGAACAACTGGAAAATGCTAAAGAAAAATTACTAGATATTAGTGGCAATGAGCCAATATCATCTATTATAGGACTAGCAGAAGATAGTATATTTAACTTTTCAACTCTATTAAATGATACAGATAATAATCCTGTTTGTGTTGCTAATATAGTCGATGATTATATCAATAATATTAAAGAAAATCCAATCGATCAAGTCGGTATATCGACAGGGTTTCACGTTTATGATAACGCTATAGGGGGTGGTTTACGAAAAGGATCCGTTAGTATCATAGCAGCAAGACCAAAAACCGGTAAAACGCTTCTGGCAGATAATATAGGGTTACACATAGCTAAGAATGTAAAAATTCCTGTATTGAATATGGATACAGAAATGAGTACTGATGATCATTTAAATAGATTATTGGCTATGATGACAGAAATAGAAATTAATGATATAGAAACTGGGAAAGCTTTTGAATCACCGGATAAGAATACCAGATTAGTTGGTGCTCAACAAGAATTAAAAAACGCTAAACTTTACTATAAATCAATAGCTGGTAAACCATTTGAAGAGCAATTGGCTATAATGAGACGATGGTTAGTAAAGGAGGTTGGATTGCATCCAGACGGCACAGCAAAAGATTGTGTTATAGTTTACGATTATCTAAAACTTATGGATAGTCAAGGAATTAGTCAAGATCTTAAAGAATACCAAGTTCTAGGCTTTATGATGACTAGTTTGCATAATTTTGCTGTCAGATATAAAGTTCCGATTCTTGGATTTATTCAATTAAATAGAGATGGAATAACAAAAGAAACAACAGATACTGCTAGCGGATCAGATAGAATTATATGGCTATGTAGTAATTTTACAATCTTCAAAAGAAAAAGCGATGAAGAAATTGCAGAAGATGGCCCAAATAATGGTAATAGAAAACTTGTTCCTATTATTAGTAGACATGGTGGTGGTTTAGATGATAATGATTATATTAATTGTCATATGAAGGGCTGGTGCGCAAAAATTGAAGAAGGTAAGACTAGATTGGAATTAGTAAATAATAATACTAACACAGATAAAGGATTTATTGTTAATGACGAGAACAATGATGACGATCAAGAAATCCCGTTCATATAATCAGCAACAACTAAAAGTATTGTCCGATTATTTATGCGAAGATATAGATAATCTATTAGATAGTCTAAATATCACAGACTATAAAATATTTGATCGTATGATTGCCATGAGATGTCCTATACACGGAGGAGATAACAACTCTGCGTGTAACTTATATTATAAAGGGGACTCATACAGGGGAAACTGGAAGTGTCGTACTCATCAATGCGAAGAAACATTCAAAGGATCTATCATTGGTTTTATTAGAGGCTGTTTGTCTAAACAAAATGGATGGACAGGACCAGGAGATTCGACAGTATCTTTTAATGATGCTGTTGAATATGCAATAAAGTTTAGTAAGAAAAATCCTGATAATATTAAAGTCAATAAAAAAGAGGTTGAAAAAAATAATTTTGTTAATGTTATCAATCATATACAGTCTGATATAAGACTAAAAGATGAATCACCAAAGGTGTCAAGAGCCACTATTATTAAAAATCTAGATATTCCATCACAATACTTTTTGGATAGAGGATTTTCAAGAGATATATTAATCAAATATGATGTTGGAGAATGCACCAGTCGTGAAAAAGAAATGTTCCAAAGGGCAGTTGTTCCTGTTTATGACGATTCTCACTCACATATGGTAGGATGTTCTGGAAGAAGTCTGTTCGACTCCTGCGAAAAATGTAAGGGCTATCATAGTTTAGACGCATTATGTCCAAAAGATGACTATTTATGGCAATACTCTAAATGGAAGCATAATAAGGGATTTAAGACTCAAGAATATCTATATAATTTATGGTATGCGAAAGACTATATACAACAAAGTAAAAGTATAATTCTTGTAGAAAGTCCCGGCAATGTATGGAGACTTGAAGAGGCAGGAATACATAATAGCGTAGCCCTATTCGGATCTGTGCTACAAGACAAACAAAAACTATTATTGGATATATCCGGGGCTATGAGTATATATATGTTAATGGATAATGATGAAGCTGGCAAAAAAGCATCAGAAAAAATTTATGATAAATGTTCGAAAACATATAATGTCTATAAAATAGATATTGATCATCCTGATGTTGCCGAGATGACCGTCTCAGAAGTAAAAGAAATTATTTCACCACAAATACGAGATAAGTACTAATGAATACCAAAATTATAGCATTTTCTGGACGTAAACAGTCTGGCAAAACTATTTGTTCAGAATTTTTAAAAGGATTATTATTATCTAATGGATATTCTGATGTTGAAATATATAACTTTGCAGACCCATTGAAAGAAGACATATGCATGAACATGTTTGGATTATCATATGCTCAGTGTTATGGCGAAGATCATAATAAGAATGAACTAGTTGATGCCTATTGGGAAGATAAGCAACTAACAGCACGAGATTTAATGCAATTAATAGGCACGGACTTATTTAGAAAATTAAATAATAATATTTGGGTAAATGCTCTTATCAATAAAATTAAAAAGAGTAAACTTCAAGTTGTTATAGTTTCTGATTGTAGATTTCCTAATGAAATAGAAGCTATAAAAAATAATGGAGGAATAGTATTTCGACTAAATAGAAATCCACACAAATCAGAACATATTAGCGAATCAATATTGGATGCTTGCAGATATGATTGGAATAATTTTAATGCTATCATTAATAATGAACATATGACAGTTAGAGAGCAATATGATAAACTTAAAAAACTTATGTTACATTTTAATGTACTACCACAATAATAGGATATCATGATTATAACTTATTTCCGTAGTTCGTCTTATAATGCCCATTCTATGTGCGAACAACAATATTTTTTTGAATATGTACTAGGATGGAGGGGTCCAAGTGGACAAAAGGCG